CGATGAAACGGAAGTTAGATCAGTTACTTTTGAGGATGGGTTACTGACTGTTGACTTAGGAAAAGTTGTTCCAGAGCATCATCATAGGAAAGATTATCTCTAAATATTAAAGAATATCGTCGCCGCAGGGGGCAACTGGCAAAATCCAGTTGATTCCCCTCTTTTTTTGTGTTATAATACTTGAGTAAACAACACAGCCTTTGGCTTTTTACATATGACCATTATTTCTATTCCTCTTTCGGGTGTTCCTAAAGAGTTGCGAAAGCAGATTGAAGAACTTCTTCCAGAACCACTTAAAGTTCCGGGTTGGAAATTCGTTGGATATAAGTGGCGTAAACTTACGCAGATTAATACAAAAGATAATCAGGGAAATACTGATAATAGTGTTCGTACCTCTGGCACTGGTGACAATGAAACATTACAAGTTTCTCTTAGCAAAGGTTTAAATACATCTTGTTTAACTCCTTCTATCTACCCTGAAGATAATCTCATGAACGGTTTCAACCGTCATAAGCAATTGAGGGAGATTGGATATAAAGAGTGGATTTTTTCTCAGTATGAACGAGATGAATCTACTGGCACCAAATTCCAAGAAACTTTTGAGGATGCTCTTGATGATGCTCGGGCATCGATGAATAAAGGATTTGGTCAAAAGGTTATTACTGATAGTGAACTTGAGGAACTTGCTCGTAAACGTTTTTCAAAACGTAACGATCAAACTAAGGATTCAGTTAAAGAATGGATCTGTACTTTAGATCTTAATTTAAGTCCTCAAAAAATTGAGGGAATTTCTGCAAAGGTTATAAAAGATTTTTCTCGTAAAGGGGTCATTGACTCGTATGAGAGAAAAGAAGCACAGCAATTTTTAGATGAACTTGGTATTGGAGCAGATTTGCTGAATACTTATAATGTTTCATCAGGAGATGTTGGAGATCCTACTCGTATTTTGAGAAGTATGTATCAAATTATGAAAAATTTTGTTGATAATGAGGATACTATGAACATTGCCTTGTTTGATTCTCAAGCTTCTTCCCATGAGGAACTTATGCAAAACAGAAAAAACACTCTCAAATATCTGAACTCTATTGATCAACTTATAATGTCATATGCATCTACTCGATTGAAAAACTTTAATGTAAAACCATTTGAGATTATCGGTTCAATTCCACAAGCAGTTGGTAGAGAAAGTGTGAATGAAGTGAAGAAAGAGAAGAAATTGATTAATATTTAAATAAAATATGGGGGGGTAGCAATACCCCCTTTTTTGTGTTAAAATAAGGTTGACTCTTTTCTTATAATATGCCCTGGTTGAGTCTAGCAATCTTATTTCCAATTGCGTGTGCGTTATTCATTCCTCTGCTCCCAGATGGGAATAAGGTAGTTAAGTGGTATTCACTTGGCGTCACACTAATTACTTTTTTGATTACTGTTGCAGGATACCTTAATGGATATGATCCTGATGTCAGTAGTCTTCAGATGGCGGAGAAATATACATGGGTTCCTCAACTAGGACTTTCCTGGTCTGTAGGAGCGGATGGTCTTTCAATGCCTCTAATTCTGCTTTCTAGTTTTATTACAAGTCTGGCGGCACTTGCTGCTTGGCCAGTTACATTCAAACCAAAACTGTTCTACTTTCTGCTACTGCTGATGGATGGTGGGCAGATTATGGTTTTCGCAGTTCAGGATTTGATTCTGTTCTTCCTGTCTTGGGAACTGGAACTTGTTCCTGTGTATCTGATGATTTCTATCTGGGGTGGTAAGAAACGCCAGTATGCTTCTACAAAGTTTATTTTATACACTGCTGGTAGTTCTTTGTTCATCCTTCTTGCAGGACTGGCGATGGGATTCTGGACTGGAACACCTAACTTTGAATACACCTATCTGATGGAACAGGGTTTCCCACCCAACTTCCAACTCTGGTGTTATGGTGCATTCCTGATTGCATTCGGTGTGAAACTGCCGATTGTTCCATTCCACACTTGGTTACCTGATGCCCACGGTGAGGCAACAGCACCAGTTCATATGCTGCTGGCAGGTATCCTACTCAAGATGGGTGGATATGCTCTTCTGCGATTTAACTGTCAACTTCTTCCAGAAGCACATAAAGTATTCGCACCAGCACTGATTATTATGGGTGCTGTGAATATTATCTACGCAGCACTCACATCTTTCGCACAGAGAAATCTGAAACGAAAGATTGCTTACAGTTCAATCAGTCATATGGGATTTGTACTGATTGGTGTTGGTAGTTATAGTGCTCTTGGAACAAGTGGTGCGATGCTCCAGATGATCAGTCACGGATTGATTGGTGCTTCTCTGTTCTTCCTGGTGGGAGCAACATATGACCGAACTCACACCCTTCAACTGGATGAGATGGGTGGAGTTGGTAAGAGTATGAAGGTTATGTTTGCTCTTTGGGTGATGTGTTCCATGGCGTCACTTGCTCTGCCTGGTATGAGTGGATTTATCAGCGAACTGATGGTCTTCGCTGGATTTGCTACCGATACTGTGTATGCTCTTCCATTCCGTGTTGCACTTTGTCTTGTATCTGCTATTGGTGTTATCCTCACTCCGATCTATTTGCTTTCAATGCTTCGGGAAATCTTTTACGGTAAACCGAATGCAGAACTGGTCGCTCATACTAACCTGGTGGATGCCGAACCCCGTGAGGTCTACATTGTAAGTGCTCTCCTGGTTCCCATCATTGTGATTGGATTGTATCCCAGGATTATGACGGATACATATAAGAGTTCAATTGATGCGTTGGTTGCTCGCGACAAGGCAGCATTAGTTCGCCCACAATTGGTTCGGACTTTTACCCCACCAACCGTCTAACCATGCTATAATGCTGGGAGGTGATATTCTGACATGTCCGTTAAATTAGTCCTATTGAAGTCTGGCGAGCAACTCATCTCTGATGCCAAAGAACTTGTACAGGATGAGGTTGTTCACGGATACCTTCTAAATAAACCGCACAAGGTTACCACACAAAAATCACTCTTCTTGACTGAAGAGAATGAAGCACCTGATGACAACGTTGAGATTGTATTTTCTCCTTGGATCTTGTTGTCTTCTGATGATGACATCGTTGTTCCCAAAGATTGGGTTGTAACGATTGTGGAACCCTTGTCGTCTGTATCTGAAATGTATCAGGAAAAAGTTAATGAGTAAAGCAGTTAAGTGTCTCCTCGTTGATGTAGATAATGTTCTCATCAGTGAGGTTGTTGAGGTTGACGCAGAACTTGGTGATCCAAACTGCAGACTGGTCAACCCATATCGTTTTCTTGGTGAAGGTAAGTATGAACCCTGGCCAAAAGCAACAAATCAAAGGGAACTGATGATTCGGTCAGAAGACATTCTGACTATCGCAGACCCTACTCCAGAAGTTGTTGAAGAGTATCTGAAACTTACAGAATGAGATTTTACACGAACGTCCAAATGGTCGGGGATCACTTCTTGGTCCGAGGTTATGAAAATGGTCATCATTTCATGACTCGGGAGAAGTTTTACCCGACTCTTTTTGTCCCATCTAACAAGAAAACAAAGTACAAAACTCTTGAAGGTGATTATGTTGAATCTGTTGAACCTGGAACTGTTCGTGATTGTCGTGAGTTTATCAAGCGATATGATGGTGTAGAAAACTTCAAGATCTACGGAAACGATAGGTACATCTATCAGTATATTTCTGAGAAGTATCCTGAGGAAGAGATTAAGTTTGATACTACTAAAATCAAAATCTCCACGATTGATATTGAGGTCAAGTCTGAAAATGGATTCCCTGACGTTGAGTCTGCTGCAGAGGAAGTCTTGCTCATTACAGTGCAGGACTATACTACCAAACAGATTCGCACCTGGGGTCAAGGACCTTTCAATAACAAACAGCAAAACGTCATCTATAAAGGTTTCTCCACTGAGTATGAACTCCTGAATGACTTCATCAACTGGTGGATGATTGAGGAGAATACTCCTGAAGTTCTGACTGGTTGGAACAGTGAACTGTATGATATGCCGTACCTGGTGCGACGTATTGACAGGATCCTTGGTGAAAAGTTGATGAAGCGTATTTCGCCATGGGGTCTTGTCACAGAACGTGAGACCATGATTATGGGGCGTAAACACATTTCTTATGATGTTGGGGGTATCACGCAACTTGATTACCTAAATCTTTATAAGAAGTTTACTTACAAAGCGCAAGAATCCTATCGTTTGGATTATATTGCTAGCGTAGAACTTGGACAGAAGAAACTGGATCACTCCGAGTTTGATACGTTCAAGGACTTCTATACGAATGGATGGCAGAAGTTTGTAGAATACAACATCATTGACGTGGAACTTGTTGACCGTTTGGAAGACAAGATGAAACTGATTGAACTGGCAATTGTTATGGCGTATGACGCCAAAGCGAACTATGCTGATGTGTTCTCACAAGTTCGTATGTGGGATACAATTATCTACAACTATCTGAAGAAGAGGAATATTGTTATTCCTCCGATTGTCCGTTCAGACAAAGATTCCAAATATGCAGGTGCATATGTCAAGGAACCGATTCCGGGAAAGTATGATTGGGTGGTTAGTTTTGACCTTAATAGTCTCTACCCTCATCTTATTATGCAATACAATATCTCACCGGAGACCTTACAAGATACTAGACACCCTTCGGTCACCGTCGATAAGATACTGAACGAAGAGATTAACTTTGAACTGTATAAGGATACTGCCGTTTGTGCCAACGGTTCAATGTATCGTAAGGATAAGCGTGGGTTCCTTCCAGAGTTGATGGATAAGATCTACAAAGATCGTACCATCTACAAGAAGAAAATGTTGCAAGCAAAGCAAGATTATGAAAAGACTCCAACTAAGGCACTTGAAAAAGAAATTGCCAGATGTAACAACATTCAAATGGCGCGTAAGATTCAACTTAATAGTGCTTATGGCGCTATTGGTAATCAATATTTTCGTTACTACAAACTTGCCAACGCCGAAGCAATCACCCTATCTGGACAAGTCTCCATCCGCTGGATTGAGAACCGAATGAACAAATACCTGAATAAGGTATTGAAAACTCAGGACGTAGATTATGTTATTGCTTCTGATACCGATTCCATTTATCTTAATATGGGTCCTTTGGTTGAAAGTGTATACAAGGGAAGAGAGAAAACTACTGAAGGCGTTGTCACGTTCCTTAATAAGGTGTGTGAGATGGAACTTGAAAAGTATATTGACCGTTGTTACCAAGAACTCGCGGATTACGTAAACGCTTACGATCAGAAAATGTTTATGAAGCGTGAGAACATCGCTGAACGTGGTATCTGGACTGCGAAGAAGCGATACATTCTCAACGTATGGGACAGTGAAGGTGTCCGTTATGAAGAACCCAAACTGAAGATGATGGGTATTGAGGCAGTTAAATCTTCTACTCCGGCACCATGTCGGACGATGATTAAGGAAGGTCTTAAACTGATGATGAACGGAACCGAAGAAGATGTGATTGACTTCATTGATAAGTGCCGTGTTGACTTTAAGAATCTTCCTCCTGAAGAGATTGCCTTCCCTCGCTCAGTGTCTGACGTTGTGAAGTATAGGTCTCATGCTGACATCTATTCCAAGGGAACTCCTATTCATTGCCGTGGTGCTCTCCTCTTTAATCACTATATCAAGGAGAAAAAACTCACCAATAAATACTCACTTATTAACAACGGCGAGAAAATTAAGTTTCTCTATCTGAAGAAACCTAATATCATTCAAGAGAATGTCATTTCGTTTATTCAGGATTTCCCTACAGAACTTGGTCTTGACAAGTATATTGACTATGACCTACAATTTGAAAAGAGTTTTGTGGAACCACTCAAATCCATTCTGGATGCTATCGGGTGGAACGTTGAAAAAACTGTAAACCTTGAACTATTTTTTGCGTAATGGACTTTCTTAAAGAAATTGTAAAAGAGATTGGTGATGACTACACAAAACTCGCATCCGATATTGACGATACTGAAAAGTTTGTGGACACGGGTTCGTACATTTTTAACGGACTTGTTTCAGGGTCTATATTTGGTGGTGTATCTGGGAATAAGATTACTGCCATTGCTGGCGAGTCTAGCACTGGAAAAACTTTTTTCAGTCTCGCCGTTGTCAAGAACTTCTTGGATTCTAATCCTGATGGGTATTGCTTATATTTTGACACTGAAGCCGCTGTTAACAAGTCTCTTCTCGCAAGTCGTGGGTTAGACCTTGACCGCACCGTAGTTATCAATGTGGTTACAGTTGAGGAGTTTCGTAGCAAGGCACTCAAAGCAGTTGATATTTACCTTAAGAAACCGGCAGATGAACGCAAACCCTGTATGTTTGTGCTAGACTCTTTGGGGATGCTTTCCACAGAGAAAGAGATTACTGACACACTCAACGACAAGCAAGTTCGGGACATGACTAAATCCCAACTGATCAAGGGTGCCTTCAGAATGCTCACACTCAAACTGGGTCAAGCAAATATCCCTATGATCGTTACTAATCACACTTACGATGTCATCGGTGCTTACGTTCCTACCAAAGAAATGGGTGGAGGTTCTGGACTCAAATACGCTGCCTCTACAATCATCCATCTCTCAAAGAAAAAGGAGAAAGATGGAACAGAAATCGTTGGAAATCTTATCAAGGCAAAGACTGCTAAGTCGCGTTTAAGCAAGGAGAATCAAGATGTTACGGTGCGCCTTTATTATGATGAGCGTGGTCTTGATCGATATTATGGTCTTCTTGAGTTGGGAGAACTGGGTGGTCTCTGGAAAAATGTGGCAGGTCGTTATGAAATAGGCGGCAAGAAAGTCTATGCCAAGGCAATCTTGAAGGACCCTGAGACATACTTCACCCCCGAGGTGATGGAAAAACTGGACATCATTGCTAAACAAACTTATTCTTATGGAGCGAATTGAGACAACTATTCTTAGGAACCTTGTTTTCAACGAAGAGTACTCTCGTAAAGTAATTCCTTTTATTCAACCTGATTACTTTGAGCAACGCTCTGATAAGGTTATCTTTGAAGAAATATCCTCGTTCATTGTGAACTATGGTTCTGCTATTTCAGTAGAGGCACTGTGTATTGAGATTGAAAATCGCACAGATCTTAATGAAGGAGAAGTTCGAGAAACTAGAAACTTAACTTCAGAATTGACTGATGCTCCAGTTGACCATCAATGGTTGCTAGATACCACTGAAAAGTGGTGTCGTGACCGTGCCATTTATCTTGCTTTGATGGAATCAATTGGAATTGCTGATGGGCAAGATGATAAGAAGACTCGGGATGCTATTCCTAGCATCCTTTCTGATGCACTGGCAGTTTCATTTGACAACAATATTGGACATGACTACTTACAAAACTACGAAGAAAGATATGAGTTCTATCACAAGAAAGAGGACAAGATCCCGTTTGATCTCGAATACTTTAACAAAGTCACGAAAGGTGGTCTACCTAACAAGACTCTTAACATCGCGCTTGCTGGTACAGGCGTCGGCAAGTCTCTATTCATGTGCCACGTCGCTAGCTCCGTGCTGCTCCAAGGACGGAACGTTCTCTATATTACAATGGAGATGGCAGAAGAGAAGATTGCTGAGCGAATTGACGCAAACCTCCTGAACGTTCCTATTCAAGACTTGACTGACTTACCAAAGTCAATGTTTGAAAACAAAGTGACCAATCTTGCTAAGAAGACGCAGGGTACGCTAATTATTAAAGAGTACCCTACTGCGAGTGCACACAGTGGACACTTTAAAGCACTTCTTAATGAACTTGCACTTAAGAAGTCATTTAGACCTGATATTATTTTCATTGATTACCTTAATATATGTGCTTCCAGTAGATATAAGTCAGGGGTTTCTGTCAATTCATATAGCTATATTAAGGCTATTGCAGAGGAGCTTAGAGGGTTGGCTGTTGAAGCCGAGGTCCCTATCGTATCTGCCACCCAGACCACTCGTTCTGGTTATGGTAGCTCTGACGTTGACATTACTGACACTAGTGAGTCCTTTGGTCTCCCTGCTACTGCTGATCTTATGTTTGCCCTTATTAGCACTGAGGAACTTGAACAACTTGGTCAGATAATGGTAAAGCAGTTGAAAAACCGATACAATGATCCGACTATCTACAAGAGGTTCATTGTTGGCATTGACCGTGCCAAAATGCGTTTGTATGACTGTGAGCAAACAGCACAAGAGAACATACTTGACTCTGGGCAAGAAGAGGAGTATACTCCTGAGGAGGACAAACCTAAAAAATCATTCGATGGATTCAAATTCTGATTTGATGCTGGAAGTTCAAGCAAACTCTCCTTACAATGATGGGTGGACACAACAATTTTATCGCGAACAATTAGAGAAAAAAACTATGTCTAAGCATGTTGATTTTGAACGGTATCAGAAGTTTGTGGATGCAGTGACATCCGATGCTTCTACTGATTTCATTGCCCTTTCTGACCGTCTGGTTGAACTGGATGAGAAAGGTGCAAATATTGAACGTCTTCTGACTGCTGGTGTTGGTCTCAATGCCGAAGGTGGTGAGTTCCTTGAGATTATTAAGAAGATGATCTTCCAAGGTAAACCCTGGAACGAAGACAACAAAGAACACCTTATTATTGAACTTGGAGATTTGATGTGGTATGCCGCTCAGGCGTGCATGGCACTTGGAGTTTCTTTTGATGAGGTGGTTGCCACTAACGTGAAGAAACTTGAGAAGCGTTATCCAGGTGGTCAGTTTGACGTGTACTATTCTGAAAATCGTGAGGTTGGTGACCGATGAAAACAGTTACCATTACGATGGATGCTCGCCAAGCGGCAGTAGTCCGTCAAGCACTATTCACTGACACTAAGGTTTACACATACAATCCTAAGTCAGTTCCTGAACGTGTTGTTGATATTCGGAATGTCATCTTAGATATTGACGAACAACTTGAAAAAAAAGAATTTGAATGTCAAAATGACTGCCCTCCAGGAACTGTCTTTATTGATGGTGAATGTGCTGAACTTGGTGGATAAATAATAAAAGATCGTGGGGTTTGAATTTCAGACCCTTTTTACTTTATGAGCGATTATATAAGTCAACTTATCAAAGATTATAAGGGAACGGAGTACAGAGACTTCGTTGCCTATGTTTATGGTACGTTGACTAAAAAATCTCATGGATGTAAGGGTAAGTCAAAGGATAAATATATAAAGATACGAGACGACGTTCTACGTTATATTGCTACTAACAAGAACGTAATTAGTTTAGAATTAAAGAAATAATGAAAACCTTTTCTGCTTTGAAGAACAATGCCGAGTTCCAGGCGGCAAGACTGGGACTTGTAAGAGGTAATGCCAAAAACAGAGGAAGTTGGTACGATAGAAAAACTGGTGAGTTTGTTGCTAAAACTGTCGGTGGTAGTTTAGAGTTTTACAATAAAGGTCAGCAAGTTGGGAAGCAAGATAGACCTCAAACTGATAGAGAGAAAAAACTCTCTCATACTACATACGCTCCTATCAAATCATCATTTGATTTTGGAACTGCTGGATATGAAAGAGAGTTGAGAGAGAAGTATATCAACGAAGAAATCTTTGCCGTTGGTGATATGATTAGATGTATTGAGAGTAACCAGGAAGGTGAAATCATGCGTCGTGGTGCCAACTATCTCATCTGTGTTACTGATGATGATGAGATGTTCAAACCCTGGATTAAAAATGTTTTTGAGAAGGTTGTAAATTATCCTGGACCTTCTGGTGTTCCTGCCGACCAAAGACTTGTAGGCACTGATGCTCACCTCCAATATGTCGCTCGTCTTACAGGATACAAATTCATAAATAAATATAGGAAAAAAGTAAGCTAGTAACATCTTCCAATGACTATTAATATTTCTGAGGAACTTCCAGCAAGAAAGAATGCTCCTGCTGTTGCAGCGAAATCTTCTGCTAAGAAGGGAGACGCGAAAGGTGGAACACCCCAAGAGAATTCTGCTAAGAGAATTCGTCAGGCGGTTTATGATATTCGCTATCGTGCCAGAAGGGAAGATATTGATCTCAGAAAAGCATATTCTGAGTATATGGCAAATAGCAATCTGAGTCCTCAGGAAAAGACTGCCGTCAGAGAGAAACTGTTTGGCAAGCAGGGTGGTGGTGTATCAGAGCAGTATATGGTTACCAGTGTTGACTGGGCAGAAAAGAATTTTGCTGAAGCGTATCATAAAGTTTTCTTTGAGGGTATCAAGAAAGAAGAACCTGCTATTGAACTTGTCTATGAGCAAGAACTTGCTGAAGAACCAGAGAGAAAGTATAAGGTAAGAGTATTTGATCCTAAGAGTGAGAAGTCTTATGTTAGATTTGCTACTCGTGAAAAGATTTCTAGACTGAGAGCAAAGGGTCTCAAAGTTGAGATGACCGAGCATGGTGAAGCATACGAGGGTGAGAGGAAAAAGGGTGAACAGACTGCCGCAGCCATGGGTGGTGGTCAGAAGAAGGAAGTGAAGGAAGGAAAGCTTGACCCCGTTGGCAAGGAAGATGGTGATGTTAATAATGATGGTAAAGAGGATGACACCGACGATTATCTGATGAACCGTCGTAAGGCAGTTGGTAAGGCAATCGCTAAGAAGAAGGGTAAGAAGAGTGTCAATGAACAATCTGTTATTGATAAAATTAATGATCTGAGAAAAAAGGCGGGTGTGGATTATGAAAATGATCCCAATATGGTGAATACCGCTCCTGGTATCTACAGGTCTAAGTCAGCAATTGAAGCTGACAAACCTTTACAGCAACGTCTAAAGGAATTGCCTTCTAACGTAAAAAGGAGACAAGTTGAAGCTGCTAGAGAAAAAAAAATGATGGCAGCACCCATTCCCGAAGAGTTTATCACTGATGGTGCCACTGGAACCACCAGCACCGAAGGTCAGAATGCCAGAGAGATTGATGTTCTTCCTGATAAAGTTGCTAAGAAACTTCAGCAAGTAACTGTAATGCCACAGGATGGCACTAATCCTCAGGTCGGTAAAGCACCTCTGATGATGAGTCAAGAGATGGAAGGTGAGCAACTCACTGAGGAAGAAGAGGATAGACGTGAAAGATATGCTTTCATGAACGTTGCCAGAAACCTCGTTAGAGCAAAGACTGGTGCCAAGCGTCCTATCGCCATGGATCCTGAAGGAACCTATAAGAAGGCAAAGGAAGACCTTGCCAAGATGGTAAATTCTGGCAATCCTGATAAAGATAAGGAAGAGACCCCTTGTGAAGAAAAGCAACTGTCAATGACAGATACCATTAAGAAAATTGTAGAAAACGCCGGAGTTAAAGAGAAGGATACTGCTGATAAAGATGCAGCAGAAAAAAAGTTAGAATCTAAAAAGGAAACAACAAAACCTACAGAAAAACCTAAATCTAAGGATGACACCACTGGTGGTTATACGATTCCTGATGATGCGAAACCAAAAACACGTTTGAACACTACCACAAAACGTAGTGAACCTGCATCTGACACAACAAAACCTTCAAGTGGCGGACAAACTAAATCCTCCGGACCTTCTGGTGCTGGTAGTGGCGGAATGACAAGTAGAGAAAGAATTTCCCGTGTTGATGCTGGAAAGGATCCTTATCCTATGCTTTCTCAGGACGCAAAACTGAGAATGTCTCTTGGCATTAAAGATATTGAAAGTATTTCTCCCTTCAAAGATGCAAAAGGAAATGGCGGTCATGCTGCATTTATGGCACAGTTTGGTCTGAAACCTTACGGTACAGAACCAGATAATTTGGGTCGTAATAATCCTACAGATATGCCAAGACCTAATGCTATGCCTAAAAAAGACGCTGCTCCCAAAGTAAAAACTGAAGGAAAGCAACTGTCTATGGCAGATACTTTCAAGCAGATTGTAGAGACTCAAAAAGTTGATGAAGGTCTACAAGACACAGTTGACAAAGTAACCAAAGCAGCTCAAAGCGGTTTGGAAAAAATGGGTGTAAAAATCAACAGAACTCCAAGAGGCACTGTAACAAAAGCGGATCAAGATAAAAAGATTGAAAAGAATGTGAAATAATAGTTAACTTGCTATATAGAGTAACGTATGCTCTAAGGCAATGTTAGCATTTCTCCTTCCGCTCGCAGCAAAAATCATCAAAGATGCTGTCGCAAAGATTCCTGAAAACGAAGAACTCGGTGAGAAGATGGTTGAGATCTGTCTTGTTATCTTGGGTAAAGCGGTTAAGCTGACCAAGACTGATATGGACGATCAACTTCTTGAGGTTGTCACTAAGGCAATCGCAGCAAGAGAAGCTGAATAATTTTATAAATATCAATATACGAATTACATAGGTAAGGAAACATGGCTCTTTGGGGCAAAGAAGATCTTGTTGGAAACAAAGGCACGGTCGCCATTAACTTAAGCACTGGTGTCGTTACTGGTTCTGGTACAACCTTCTCTACTAGTGGTTATGCCGCAGAGCAAGGCGATGTGATTGTAGTCGGTGCTGGCGCTACTTACGGTAGAGCAATTGTTCAATCCGTTGCAAGCAATACATCTCTGACTCTGGCACATGTAGACAACATCATCAAAGATGGTGCTACTGCTAACGTTGTTGGTGGAACTTCCTACTTCATCACCAGATCTCCAATCAGTGCTATCACTGATAATCAATATGGTGCACCTGACGTTAAGTCAAACAGATTCTCTGGTGTATTCGGTGTAGATACAACTGAGCAAGGTGTCGCTAGAGCGGCAACTGGTTCTAAGTATGCTGCCCCTCACGCTGGTTGGGTTGGAGTTACTACATATGTTGATACTCACGGTACTCTCAGAGTTAAGACTGAGACTTTAGTTGCCATGAGCGAAATTACTGATGCTGCTGGCGGTAGAGACGCTGAGGATGCCATCTATCCCGATAGCTGATAACATGGGTTAATATATGAGATTTGATGAATTGAATGAGAGTAATTATTTGCTCTTTGCTATAAAATTCTACGATAACCCACAGTCAGTTACACGAGACGACTTTGAGTCGGATTTGAAGCGTATCAGATATGTCAAGCGTTTGTTGAAGAGATATAAGAATAATGGTGAACTCAAAGTTCACCTTATTCTCAATCACCTTATTATATTATTCAATGTGTTTAATGATGCAGCGGTCCCCTTGTTGTTTTACAATTTGGATGAGGACCTCTGGCCATCTATCAAGAGTTTTCTTATGTTCTTGAATAGGTTGCCTGAATACCCAAAAACATCAATTAGTGACATAGAACCGGATTACAACTGTTTAGCAGAACTCAAAAATCTATGAAAATTGATAGAATTATTGAGACCGTCAGGCGTCATAAACTGGATGAAATGATGGGTGCTGGTGCTGCCGGTGCTCCAACTAATAATGTTGGTGATGGTAAGATTGCTGGAACTGTTGAAGCAGGCGATGATCCTCCTGTAAGAAAGAAACCTTGGAACAAAGGTAAAAAATATCTAAAGGGACCTGGTAGAAAGACCTGGATGTAAAATGTTTTCAGATTCAAAAGTTGCTCAGCTAGAAACAAAGTTAGATATCTACGAGGAACTTTCCAGAGAGATGCTGGCGAAGTTAGAAACTGCTGTTGATAAGATATCAGAAGGAAACGCAAGAATCGCTCAAATCCTGGCGAAGCATGATGAAAGGATTGAGCAAAGTATCAAGAGTGACGAACTCATCATCAAGATGATTGATGAGATGAAGGTTAATAGTGATAAGAACACACAAATCATTCATGGTAGGATTGATAAGATACAAGAAGATATAAAGTCATTCTCTAAGTTTAGATGGCAGATAGGTGGTGTGCTCGTAGTTGGAGCACTCTTAATTGGTGCAGGTAGTAGATTGGCACCTATTTTCTTGACTCCCGAACCACAGCAGGTTATAATACAGGGACAGAAGTGACCTGTTGTAATGGATCTGATTGATTCCAAGTATATTGGATTAGTTTCGTCACGTCTACAGAAGTTCAAGAGGGTCAAGAGTCACCTCTACAACTTTCGTTGTCCTATCTGTGGCGACTCTCAAAAGCACAAAAACAAGGCACGGGGATATATCTACCAGGTCAAGAATAACAGCAACTTCAAGTGCCATAATTGTGGTGCTAGTATGTCGTTGAATAATTTTTTGAAGACGATGGATACTACACTTCACAAGCAGTATACGCTTGAGAAGTTCAAGGAAGGACACACTGGTAGAAACTTTGTTGCTGAAGAACCTACGTTCACTTTTAAGAAACCAGTATTCAAATCAAAGTTAGATTTGCCCAAAGCATCTGAAGATCCTGACGCTAAAAGATATTTGGAGAAACGTAAACTAAATCCAGAAAAGTTTTATTTCACTGACAGTTTCAAACGGTGGACAAATACCAAAAAACAGACCTTTGACACCATCGGTAGGGATGAACCGCGTATTATTATACCAATGTATAATCAAGACAAGGACCTCATCGGTTTTCAGGGTAGAAGTCTAATTTCTAACTCTGTTAAATATATCACCGTGATGTTAGAGGACGAAGCGCCGAAGATTTATGGACTTGATACGATCAATGAGGACTTACCAATCTATGTGGTTGAAGGACCCTTTGACAGCACTTTCGTCAACAATAGTGTGGCTCTGTGTGGTAGTGACGGTGACTTGGGTTATTTTAAGGGAAGCGACACGATTCTTGTTTATGATAACGAACCCCGCAATAGAGAAATTGTCAATAGAATTGGGAAATGTATTGACAGAGGTGAGAAAGTCGTCATCTGGCCAAGCGGGATAGAAGAGAAAGATATTAACGACATGGTTCTCTCTGGACATGACGTTATGTCTATGATAAAATTAAATACATATTCTGGTTTAGAAGCAAAAGTTAAATTTAACAGTTGGAAAAAAGTATGAGCAACGGCACCAAAGTTGTAAAGAGAAACGGCAACACGGAACCTCTTGATTTGAACAAACTCCACGTCATGGTGGAGCAAGCATGTAAAGACCTGGCAGGTGTCTCTGCCTCTCAGGTTGAGATTCAATCTGGCATTCAGTTTTATGATGGCATCACCACGGATGAGATCCAAGAGATTCTTATCCGCTCCGCCAGTGATCTGATTGACCTTGACCATCCCAACTATCAGTTCGTAGCAGCGCGTCTGCTGCTGTTTGCGCTCCGCAAGCAACTGTATGGTCGTATGCACGAGTTCCCCACCATCAAGGCGCACGTAGAGCGTTGTGTGGAGAAGGGTGTTTATGATCCTGAAATTCTTAATCTCTACTCTGATGAAGAGTTTGAGAAATTTGAGTCTTTCATTGATCATGATCGTGATATGCTTTTCACCTACGCTGGTCTGCGCCAGGTAGTTGACAAGTATCTGGTTCAAGATCGCAGCACTGGGGCACAGTATGAGACCCCTCAGTTCATGTATCTTTTGATTGCTGCAACTATATTTTCTAAGTATCCAAAATCTACACGTCTCGATTACGTAAAGAAGTACTATGACGCAATCTCCAGACACAAAATCAACATTCCCACACCTATCATGGCAGGAGTGCGAACTCCACTTCGACAATACGCTAGCTGTGTTCTTGTTGATGTTGATGACTCCCTCGATAGTATCTTTACTAGCGATATGGCTATTGGCAGATACGTTGCACAAAGGGCGGGAATCGGCATCAACGCGGGTCGCATCCGTGGCATCAACGCTAAAATCAGAGGCGGAGAAGTACAACACACAGGCGTCGTCCCATTTCTCAAAAAGTTTGAGGCAACTGTCAGATGCTGTACTCAAAACGGCATCAGAGGTGGAAGCGCGACAGTCCATTTTCCCATTTGGCACCAAGAAATAGAGGATATCATTGTACTTAAAAACAATAAAGGGACAGAAGATAACCGTGTCCGAAAGTTGGACTACAGCATCCAGATCTCTAAACTGTTCTACGAACGTTTTATCAAGAATGAAGAAATCAGTCTCTTCAGCCCTCACGATGTGCCAGGTTTGTATGATGCTTTTGGCACTGAATCGTTTGATGATCTCTATACAAGTTATGAATCTGATGGATCTGTTCCGCGCAAAACTATCGGCGCTCAGGAACTCTTCCTTGACATCCTGAAGGAACGTGCTGAGACTGGTCGTCTCTACATTATGAACATTGACCACTGCAACTCTCACTCATCGTTCTTGGATAAGGTTGAAATGAGTAATCTCTGTCAGGAGATCACTCTGCCTACCAAACCTCTTGAACATATTGATGATCCAAACGGTGAGATTGCTCTTTGTATTCTGAGTGCTGTCAATGTTGGTAAGATTCGTGACCTTGATGATCTGAAAGTTCTCTGTGATCTTGCTGTCCGTTCTTTGGACGAATTGATTGACTTCCAGAACTATCCCATCAACGCTGCTGAGATTGCCACAAAGGCACGTAGATCGCTTGGAATTGGGTTTATTGGTCTGGCACACTATCTTGCCAAGAACGGGCACGATTACAACGATCCTGAAGCATGGCAACTGGTTCATAATCTCACTGAAACCTTCCAATATTACTTGATTTCTGCTACAGTGGACCTTGCCGAAGAGAAAGGTGCATGTGAGTATAGTGGCCGAACAAAGTACGGGAATGGAATTCTTCCGATTGATACATATAAACATGATGTGGATGAAATAGTTCCGAATGATCTTCACTATGATTGGGAGGATCTTAGACTTCGGGTCAAAAAGCACGGAGTACGGAACTCAACATTGTCTGCTCAAATGCCATCGGAGAGCAGTTCCGTTGTGTCAAACGCAACAAATGGAATCGAACCACCTAGAGGATATTTGTCCATTAAGAAGAGCAAAAAGGGACCACTCAAACAGATTGTTCCTCAATATGCAACTCTTAAAAATAATTATACGCTCCTCTGGGATATGGGCTCCAATCGTGGTTATATTAATATTGTTGCTGTAATGCAGAAGTTCTTTGACCAAGCAATCAGCGGCAACTGGAGTTATAATCCACTTCAGTATCCAGATAATGAAGTTCCAATTTCAGTGATGGCACAGGACCTTCTGACTACATACAAATACGGTTGGAAGACTTCTTATTATCAGAACACATACGACTTCAAGACTGACGAGGTTGACGAAACCGATAAAGAAAGTCTTGAGAATCTAATCGCTCAACTAGAAAACGCAGAGGAGGAAGAGTGTGAGTCTTGTAAGATTTAAGACAAACAGCGAGAGTAAAAAACCAGTGGTAGATTCCATGACGGTGTTCAACTCAGAAGTAGTTGACACCAAAAAACAACCTATGTTCTTTGGAAAACCCCTGGGTATTCAAAGATATGACTCTTACAAGTATCCAGTTTTTGATAAACTGACGACGCAACAACTTGGTTATTTCTGGAGACCTGAGGAGGTCTCCTTACAAAAGGATCGCAGTGACTATCAGACATTACGCCCTGAGCAAAAGCACATTTTTACCAGCAATCTTAAGTACCAGATCATGCTGGATTCTGTACAAGGGCGCGGTCCTGGGATGGCTTTTATCCCATACTGCTCATTACCTGAGTTAGAGGCATGTATGGAGGTCTGGGGATTCATGGAAATGATCCACAGTCGCTCCTACACCCATATCATCAAGAATGTTTATGCAGACCCTTCAGATGTGTTTGACCACATTCTGACTGATGATCGTATCCTAGAACGTGCCGCCAGTGTTACTGAGGCATATAATGACTTTATAAATGCTGCCCATCAGTGGGATAATAGCAATGATTGGAAGCACGCATTAGAAGAAGTCCCCTACGCACTAGAATCAAGGTATGAACTCAAGCGCAAACTCTTCAGAGCAGTTGCAAACGTTAATATTCTTGAAGGTATTCGCTTCTACGTATCCTTTGCTTGCAGCTTTGCGTTTGGCGAACTCAAACTTATGGAAGGAAGTGCCAAAATCATTTCCTTGATTGCTCGCGATGAGAATCAGCATCTTGCCATTACTCAGAACATTCTGAACAAATGGAAGAATGGTGATGACCCTGAGATGCAGCAGATCTTCAAAGAAGAAGAACAGTGGTTGATTAGCGCCTTTGAAAATTGTGTTAATCAAGAAAAACTTTGGGCAGAATATCTGTTCAAAGATGGATCTATGATTGGTCTTAATGACAAACTGTTACAGCAGTATGTTGAATGGGTTGCTAATCGTAGAATGAAAGCAATCAGACTGAAACCAATCTATGACGTACCTGCAAAGAACAATCCACTTCCTTGGACAGAGCATTGGATCTCTTCTAAGGGTCTTCAGGTTGCCCCACAGGAAACCGAAGTTGAATCCTATATCGTTGGAGGAATCAAACAAGACGTTAAAAAAGACTCCTTTGCAGGTTTCTCCCTCTGAGGAATATGAAGCGTTTCGTGAGGAAGCAATAAGAGCATTCCAAGAGGCAGCTAAACGCGACAATTTTCTATTTGGTGACTACGACGGATACGAATCTTTTAGAGAGGACTAAGGTCCTCTCTTTTTTTATAAATATCCATATAGGAATAGTGTCGCTGTCAGATGAAGTCGTTCAATAGTTTTATTAATGAAGCAAAGAAGGATCTTCCTAAAGGAAATCCTTCTAGTATGACTTCGGGTGATATTACTAAATTAAAAAATGTGGCAAGAACGGGCGAAAGACCAGATAATTTAAGCACTGATGATGATACGAGTAATAGAAGAATAAAGAAAAGATCAAGTTCAAGTTCAGTTCGAAAAACAAGAACAAGACCTAGTGCAAGAAATACTCCTGCAGGGCGGGCAGCAGATGCTGAGTTTTTTAAAAAATTAGAAATTGGTACTGAAAAAGGAGCAG